GTTACTAATATTGACAGACGCATGTTTCAATTACAGACTGGTAAAGTAGCTTTGGCTCGTCATATTTGTCCTTCCTTCTTTCATGGATCCTCTTGGTAAGGGGACATGCTGTCCTATTTAGGTTCATTCTCTGTTGACGAGAGCAAGGCTCTCGGTCACAGAGAATTTACCCCTCGAACCCCTTGCTTTTAGGTTATGCTGTCTTTTCTAACCATACTTTTGGGTATACTTGCCAAAACTTGACAAGGGTTACCCCGCTATGTTGGTAGTTGTTCCGATGTGGTGTAACGGTTAGCATACGGCCCTTTCAAGGCTAAGACCCGGGTTCAACTCCCGGCATCGGAAAAAGGCTTTATAGTCCAATGGTTAGGACGTCAGACTTTGAATCTGAAAATCCGAGTTCGATCCTCGGTAGAGCCTTTTTGGTTACAAAGTATCCAAAAAGGCCTATCGGCCTGTTATGCGGGCTCGGTAGAGCCTTTTTGGTTACAAAAAAGTTGACAAACGGGCTCATCAACCTAACATGATTAGGAAGTTGCTTAAGAAAGTAACTGCCAAATGTCCGATCCTGCACTAGATGAGGCCCGCAAGCAAAATGCAAGTACACGTCGCCGAGAGGAGAAGATGGGGTTTCATGGAATGAGAGCCTTTGAGTTGGCCATGAATCTTCCATGGCAAGGGCGCAACATAGACCCTGAATTGGCCCTTGCCGCATTTCAGTACGACGCTCTGAAAGAGTCTCGGAAAGAGGCTCGGAACCAGGCCCAACTAACGGCCTTGAAAGAGGCCATACAAGAGTGTACACCCTGTCCTCCGCTAAATCTGTCACCAACTCCCCAACCTCCTGCTCCACTGAGTACTCTGCCAGGATACAATACTCTGTATACTCCCTGTCCTCCGCTAAATCTGTCACAGACTCCTTGTCCTCAGCCTCCCTCACTGTTGAGTCCTGCCGAGCCAGAGTCAGCAACACCCATGTTGAGTCCTGCCGAGCCAGAGTCAGCAACACCCATGTTGAGCCCTGTTCCGAAAGGAGTTGTCATTGAGTACGAGGAACTAGACTAAGGATTAAAAACTAAAAACACTACATATTCAGACAGCTAATATTTTTTATTCTTGTGAGTTTTTCTACGCCTTTGAGTTCTATTACGCCTTCCACCTTTAGCAAAAATACGGGTAAAAGAAGGAGGCAATGCAGCCCTTGTTTTTGATATATAGTTTTTTAATGCTGGTGCAGCTAATTCTTTTGTAGGCCCAAATTCTACCAGAGTTGAATGAACTGTATGTTGTTGTCCAGAATTTAAATTTTCTCTTCTGTCTTGTAGATACTGTATAAATGCATTAGCACTTACATTATCTGGCCCGCCAATATTATGATATATTTTTGCAAGAGGTTCTGCCCATAATGGTGCACCTGACTCTTTTCCTTCACGCGGAGCATTAATTTCTCTTGTTGCCCCAGGTTTATACTTTTCTTGTAGTGTTACTTTTAATGCATTCAACTGTATACGCAGATTTATAAATTTGTTAAATTCACTCTTTAAAACATCATCAGTTGAATGTTCATTTTCTAACATACTGTTGATAGATTCAAACGTTTGCTTAAACTCTTTAATTAAACCCATAAACTCAAGTGTTTCTGCTGAAGATAGACGCATCGAACAATTAATCCAACACCATGCCTTTTGCAAATCAGTTAAAGAAATTATATCCTTTACGTCTGTAGGTATACGTAACCTCTCTTCAGCTGTTAAGGTTACATTACTTACAAGTGTTAAATTCATCCTAATCTTATCTTTTAAGGATTTGCCTGTTAAAGGTTCTACTAGCGGACCTAGATTTGTTAATGTTAGTTTTTTACGTAGAGATAGAGAACCAAGAAATGCCATTTAATATTTACATAGATAATCTGGCACCAAGGGTAAACTTGACTTTAACAAAGCCCGCCATAAATTACTTACAATGTCTGATGATGGGCAAATGAACGTAATCAAGCGTAATGGGACTAAAGAGCCTGTGCAGTTTGATAAGGTATTAGAGCGAATTCGCAAAGCAGCAAAAGGTCTTTCTGTAAATTATACGCGGTTGGCTCAGCTTGTCTTGGCCGAGATTGCTGACGGAATTCATACGACCGAGCTTGATGAGCTCGCATCAAGAATTGCTATTAGTTATTCAACTACACATCCTGATTGGGGTATTCTTGCCGCCCAGATCATTGTAAGTAACTGCCAAAAATCTACGCCGGGCACATTTACAGATGCAATGCGAATCCTATATACTATCAAAGATGCCACAGGAACCTGTTCTCCTGCTCTTTCTGATGATGTTATGAATTTCATTGAGACAAATGCATATGCGTTGAACCGCATGATTCGCCATGAGAATGATTATCTCTTAGATTACTTCGGTTTCAAGACTCTTGAGCGGGCCTATCTGATGAGAACTCGTCTTAAGGACTCAAGACCTATCGTAGAAACACCACAATATATGTGGCTCCGTGTTTCTGTAGGTATTCATTATCAACGTTCTACGTATCCTCATTATACAAATGATGACTCAGAGATACTCACCAAAATCAAAGAAACATATGATCTAATGAGTTCAAAGGCATTCACACATGCTACTCCGACTCTCTTCAATTCAGGTACTCCTCGACCCCAGATGTCCTCTTGTTTTCTTCTGACTATGAAAGAGGATTCCATTGATGGCATCTTTGAGACTCTAAAAGAGTGTGCCCAGATTTCTAAGTATGCTGGTGGCATTGGTCTGAGTATTCATAATATCCGAGCCGAGGGTTCGTTTATTGCGGGCACAAATGGTCAATCTGATGGCATCATGCCTATGCTCCGAGTATTCAACAATACTGCACGATATGTTAATCAAGGAGGCCGTCGCAATGGTTCCTTTGCTATTTATCTGGAGCCGTGGCATGCAGACATTCATGCATTTATCAAGATGAAGTCGAACACGGGTAATGAAGAGGAGCGGGCTCGTGATCTCTTCTATGCACTGTGGATATGCGACCTCTTTATGAAACGCGTGGAGGCCGGTCAGGATTGGAGTCTATTCTGTCCTCACGAGGCACCTGGACTCTCAGATGTCTATGGTCCTGAGTTCGATGCACTGTATCTCAAATACGAGGCAGAGGGCCGAGCACGTAAGACAGTCTCTGCACAGAAGCTATGGTCTGACATTCTGGTAAGCCAGATTGAGACAGGTACACCGTATCTTCTGTACAAGGACGCCGCTAATATGAAATCAAATCAGAAGAATCTGGGTACTATCAAGTCATCCAATCTCTGTGTTGCACCTGATACTGAGCTTTCCGTCTATAACGAGGATACTGGAAAGTGGAAGTCATTTACTATTAAAGAGCTCGAGAACAAGAGAGTAATTATCTGGAATGGTACGGGGCCATCCAAAGTAGTGGTTAAAAAGACGAGTGAACATCAGCCTCTGCTCCGTGTATCTATTGAAATGGAATATATGGATACGGTCTTTGTGTCTCATCTTGATTGCACATTCTATCACAAATTTATTCTGGGTTCTGGACCTCTTGCAACTGCTCCGCGAGTAGAGGCCCAGGCTCTAAAAAATGGCACCGAGCTGTATACATGGAGGAACAAAGACGGTGCGTGGATTAAACAACGAGTGGTCGATGTTAGACCTGTTGGATTTGATGAAACATTCTGTTTCGATGAACCCATAAATCACGCCGGTGTCTTTAATGGTATCTTGACAGGTAATTGTAGCGAGATTATCGAGTATTCGAGTCCTGAGGAGACGGCGGTCTGTAATCTGGCATCTATTGCACTTCCGTACTTTGTTTCTGATAACACATTTAACTTTAAAGAGTTGCGCAGAGTAGTAGCAGTTCTTGTACGGAATCTTAACAAGGTTATTGATATCAACTTCTATCCTACTCCGGAAACTAAACGGTCTAACATGCTCCATCGACCAATCGGTATTGGGATTCAGGGATTGGCCGATATATTTGCTATGCTCAAGATACCATGGGAGACACCACAAGCTTCTGCACTAAATAAGGAAATCTTTGAACACATATACTATGCTGCCTTGGAGGAATCTAATTTGTTAGCAATACGCGAGGGCCCATATAAGACCTTTGCTGGTTCACCTGCATCTCAGGGTATCTTGCAACCAGATTTATGGAGCATAGAGCCCAGTTCTACTCTGGACTGGACAGGTCTTCGCCAGCGTATTCAAAAAACGGGCCTGCGAAACTCATTGTTAGTGGCTCCAATGCCTACGGCATCAACTAGTCAGATTCTGGGTTACAATGAGTGCATCGAGCCTTTTACGACTAACATCTATGCTCGACGGACTCTGGCTGGTGAGTTCACAGTGGTTAACAAGTATCTGGTAAAAGATCTCATGGAACTGGGTCTGTGGACACCTGAGCTAAAAGACCAGATTATTGGAGCCAATGGTTCTGTCCAAGGTCTTGATATACCTCAGAATCTGAAGGATTTGTACAAGACAGTGTGGGAGATTAAACAGAAAACACTGATTGATATGGCTGCAGACCGTGGTGCATTTATCTGCCAAAGCCAGAGCCTAAATCTGTTTGTAAGTGAGCCAACAATTGCTAAACTTTCGTCCATGCATTTCTATGCCTGGAAGAAAGGTCTGAAGACGGGCCTATATTATCTGAGAACAAAGTCGGCGGTGCAGGCTATTAAATTTAGTCTAGGTGCAAAGGTTTCAGAGGAGTGTTTACTTTGCAGTTCTTGATTGCCTCTTAGGATTCTTACGGACTCGACGAGTTCCGCCCTTTTTAAAGAGCCCAGCTAATGCAGAACCAAAACCGGCACCTAGTTTACCTGGTAATTTACCTGGTGGTGCAGTTACAGGTGTAGATACAGGTGCAGATACAGGTGTTATTGTAGGAAGTTTATCATAATATTTTGCTACAACCTTGCCACCTTCAGTCACAAATTCTTGGTATTTGACACTTCTTGGTTCAGAACTAACTACTATCTTCCATCCTTCAGGAAGAGAAGAACCATCTAATGTTTTTGTGGTTGTTAATGTTTTACTAGTTCCTCTTACAAAATCTACCTTATTCTGTAATTCAGGTGGTATTTTACTCTTTCTTTCTTTGAATACTTTATTTTTTTCTTTAATAATTTCATTTAGCTTTTTAATGTGATGGTCTTTGACTTCTTTTTTTACTTCTAATTTTTTTATATCTGCCACTTTTTCTGTTAATGATTTTTCTAATGCATCATAACGTTTATCTAGATCGTCTTTCTGGAAAAGAAGTTTTTCTTCATTTTCTGTATATGATTCATAAGGAGTTACGCTATCTAAAATTTCAGTTACTGCAGTTAATCCTTGTTCTTTTCTCATTTTCTGTTTCTTTGCAAGTTCTTCTATCAAAGTAAGGCCCGCTGCCGGTTTTACACCCGTAGATTCAATCTTTTTAATAGATTCAATAAGTTGTTTTACACGAGACATACTTATCTCAGCACTTATCTTTTCCGTTACTTCTTTAAAAAAGAGTGTAATATCCTTGTTGCTTGTCTTATATAGTTTAAGAATTTGCTCATCCTCGTTTCGTGTAATTTGTTCTTGAATAATTGGTAATGTTTCTGCAGATGTAATTCCAGGATATATTTTAACAAGGTCAGAGCCAAACAAGTCTAACTTACCAGTCTTTACATAATTAGTGTACATATTGCTGATTAACAAGGGTTTGGATAGATATGGTTTCATATCCATAAAATCTTGTAATCCTAAAGAATCATTTACAGTTACCGCCGGCGCGGCGGTTTTATTACCAATAGAACGTTTCTTCTTAAACTCTTCTTTTACTTTGCACGATGTTCCTGTATATTCAAATAATGGATAGTTATCACTGGATTGTATTAAATCCTTGGTTGGGTCTGACTTAATAATAGTCACAAGTTTCTTTAGTTCTGCTACTCCTTCATCTGATAGATCAATAGCACTAACTTCTACACTAGGACTAGGACTAGGGCTAGGGCCACTAGAAGAAAAAAAATTATCAATATCAGCTTGAGACTCACCTGCTTCTGCCATCTTTCTTCTTACACCTGGCTCAGGCACACCTGATTTTAACGCCTTTTGCCAACGGTCAAGTTCTTTAAGAGCACCACCTTTCTGACTCAATAATTCTTTGAATTTGCTTTTGATTTCAGGAAGTTCAGAATATTTAGGAGCAGAAATTGCAGCTGCACTAGCTATAGCCTTTGCAGCGGCCAAATTTGGAGCTGCTGCAACAGCTGCCGCTATTTCTTTCTTAGCTTCTGCCTGTCCCTTAAGAATCAATGCATTATAACGATCTTTGAGTTCCTGGAACTGACGACCAATCTCAGTTGTTACCGCGTAATCACGTACAGTAGCACCAGGGGGCAAAATATAGGTACTCTGGTTTGTAGTAGGATTCAAATACCAGATTTCTATAATCTGATTTCCATCTTTGCCAAGGATAGGCCGACCATTTGCAGAAGTCAGCCCTTCACCTAATTCAACATATTCATTTGGTCCCCAATTGGTTTTATCTATAGTATTATACACTGACCCAGTAAGATTTGACGGTTTTCTGTTAGTGGCTACAGGCTTAGTGTCCCGTGTATCACATGTTTCAACAGTACACATAAGACTTATATCCTCTGTAGGTTCCGGTTCAGTCCAACTTGTTTCAGATACAATAATATCATACCCATTTTGACCAGGAAGAATTTTTATAGGGTCCTTAGAATACCAGACATCAGTTGTATCTGAGTATTTAAAAAACATAGCCGGGACAGTACTTCCATCTTCATTAACAAGCACATTAATGTTATAATCATAGGTCGTTTCAGTTCCAAGATTAACTATCGTATCCGTTATTTGACCAGCATAATAATGTTCTCCCTTCTTGAATACTAAACTGTCGCCTACTGTTTCTTTTATACTTTTTAAAAATTCCATGCCCCTAATATATATTCTGGATTAAAAACTATATATTATGGCCTAAATTTATCCGAGTTAATTATAATGTCAGGCTGGTTTTTATTAGGAGACTCTAATGGTGGTCCTCCATGTATATTTACTACTACTACTAACGATGGGTCTGGGTTAACTCCTCAAACAAATAATAATTTTAATGGAGATTCTAATCGTGCAAATGCTATAGCCTATAATAATAATGTATCAGTAGTAGCAGGAACATCATTTGCTAACACATATAATGGAACATCTTGGACCACTTGTACAAATACATTAGATATTGGATATTGTATAGTCTGGAACGGAGCAATGTGGGTAGCTGGAGGTAGGAAAAATACTAATATAACTATGTCATGGTCTACTGATCCATCTGGACTTGTATGGAATAATGCTACTAATAATCCATTTACGAATGGTACATGTTATGGATTAGCATGGTCTGAACCTACACACACATGGATGGCTGTAGGATCATCATCAGATAGTACTATTTGTGTAGCAACTAGTACAGATGGGATGTATTGGACTGCTACCTTGTCTAATCCTTTTAATTCATCTAACACTCAATATTCTGGATCTACTGGATACTGTGTATTATGGTTTCCTACAGGTTATTGGTTAGTAGGTGGAACCAGTTTAGACGGTTCTACTATTTATTCTACAGATAATACATTAACTACATGGACTTCTTTAACAACTCAGTATACTGATCCTTTTGACGGTGGTATTTGTTATGCTATGGCGTATGGTGGTAATAAACTTGTAGCATCTGGGGAAAATATTAGTGGAAATGGTTTAGTAGTACACGGGCCTGATGTTACATCAATGACGGCAGCAACAAATTTATCTTTTAATGGACCCATATATGGAATAGGTTATAATGGAACATACTGGGCGGTTACAGGAGCAAATACGGCATACAATCTAGCTACAACAACAAATTTCAATTCTTGGACTACATTTACACCATTTGAATCAGTATTGGGTGGAGGAACATGGTATGGTGGCGGATATGGTATAGTCTGGATACCAGTATATAATCAGAATCCACCTTGTTTCTTTGCAAATGCGCCAGTTTTAACACCGTCTGGATATCGTCGTATTGATTCTCTTAGTATAGGAGATGAAGTGATTACTAGAGATGGAATTAGAACAATTAAGAAAATATTCCGCAAGTCATATACGCCAAGTGAATCTACAAATCCGTTTCTAATTCCCAAGGGTTCTTACAGTGCCATCGAAGATCTTCTAATTTCTCCGGGACATCGTGTAGCTGTAAATGGCAAGATGATTCATGCTCGTGATCTAGGACTAGAACAGAAGGCTCAAGAAGAAATTACGTATTACAATTTGGGACTATCTTCGTATTCTAACATGAATGTTGCTGGTGTTGAAGTAGAAAGTTTTGCACCGACATATAAGTTAACGGTTACTATGGACCAATTCAAAGAATTTCTCAAAAAATCTGGAAAGTCTATTACAGATTTTAAGCACATTATTCATGGAGATATGGTAACATTTAATGCGGTTCCTTGTTAGTAACTTACAAACTTTACCAGAATCTCTTTATTCATACGTTTGGCCGTTTTCTTCATATCGGACTTTAATGATGGAACATAATTACTTGGAGGATTCAGAGGCGGAATAATATCACGGAGACTTGGAAATATTGCACGGTCGTACCGTTTCCATGTATGGAAACAATAGACATACGTAGGAGTTATTGCATAGGCCAATGGTGCATCTGATGGAATTTTAAAGATTTTATTTCCAGCAAATCCTGTGTCTAATTCTGAATAATAACTTTCAACAGGTTCATCTAGAATAACTTCGACTACATCATGACCGACATAGATATATCTGTTAGAATCAATGTGAGCTAAGAGAGAATTTCCCGCCAGACCTATATTATATAAGTCTGCCGGTTCAGGATCACCAGGTTTTAGACTTGATGGAATAAAGAGTTTATTAAACGTTGTTCTATATACTTCTTTGTCTGCTTCTATATCAGGCGAATATTTACTCGTATATATAATCATTTTCTTATTGAAAACCTGTACTACAAAAGATGCTCCGCCAGACCAATGAATTAAAAATTGTTTACCTTTTTTCTTATTTACTGTAATTCTTTTAAGAGCCATTAATTTTATCATATAAAATTAAATGATACCGACCGAATTAATCGTACCTCTGTTAAGTCCCGGGGGTCACGGGACACAACTTAACGAAATAATAAAAATTGTTGACGCTGCTGTTCCTTCATTTCAAATGCCACATATAATCGAACCGAGATATGAACATGTATATGTTACAAGTGATATACACGCAGACTTGCGGAAATTTCATTTCTTATTGAAACGGGCTGAATTAGTATCTAATAATGGTAATGATGACATAACTGCTCTTGAAATTATGGCATCATTAGAAACTATAGATTGGATTAAAGATAATACTCTCTTGATTATTATTGGAGATCTTGTAGACGGAAAAAGAGATATGAGGGAAATCGACGATACTTTAGGAAATATAGAATTTTTATTACATATTTATCTCTATAATTTACGGTTAAAGGCACGGGCCCGTAATTCAGAAATTAGATTTACAATTGGAAATCACGACTATCATACAATTATTTATAATAATAATGGAAGCAACGGAGGAAATAAACTTCCCCAATTTTATGATTTGTATGTCCATCAAACAGCAAAAAATTATTTTGGAGACCGTGCTTCAAGAGCTCATTTTCTTTTACCATTCTATAAGTGTAGTCCATACTTTATGTTAAGTGTAGGAAGGGAACTAGCATTTGTTCATGGAGGTTTTAATAATGTTGAAAATCCAGGTTATGATTATGCTCCTACTATGTCAGAAATACAAGAATATGTTGATGTAAACGGTTTAGATATTATGGCAAAGGACTATGGAAATGATGCTACTGCAAAGGGATATCATGATATTCTTAGTTGCGTATCAGCTACCAGTCCCAGATGTACAACGGATAGTAGATTTGGTAAAGTAACAAGTCCATTATGGACACGTTGGTATGCAGAAAATCCAAGTGCTGTGGTATGCCCAGAGGTTGTTAAAAGTCCGTATAATATGATAATAGTAGGTCATTGTCCAACAGAATTTTGGGCTATTCATAAACATTATATTGAGATTACTGCACAGCAAGAATATCAACAACCTAATAATTGTAGAGCGGGTGGATGTGTATTAATTGGGTGCTCTGATGCTACAGGCCCACGTCTAGGGTTTGTAGATATCGGAATGTGTAATAGTTTTAGGCCTTTCTATAATTGGGATTATGAAAAAACTAGAACGGCTGAAATTCTACACTTTTCTCATGTAGAAGGATTAAGAGCTGACCGTTTTTATAATAAAATAACAAGAGATGGTCTTGCACCTTTTAGGGATATAACTCCTGTCTGGACTGCACCACAAGCTGGAGGTTATAAAAATAAACGTTCTAGACGGTCAAAGTCAAAGCGTAAGCCTACTAAAAAGTTGACGCGGTCACGGTAGAACCAGAAGTAGGCAGTCCTAGGTAAGAACCTTTGATTAAAATGAGCAATCCTGAGAACAATCCGCGCTTCTGCTGTCCCATTCACCTCGGCCTGATGAAACAGCCCTGCACAATTCCCTGTGGTCATACCTTTGACCTTCTCAGTATGCAGACTCTTCTCGGTGCGCGTCAGTTCCACGGCTGGGGCCTACCCGGCTATGGACATGTTGTTACTGAGCATTGTCCCACGTGCCGTGCTGTAATCCCAGACTCATACCGTCCAGCTGTCAACATCGAAATGAAGGGAATCATCGACGATGCGGTTGCTGCATTTGCATCTGCATCTGCATCTGCATCTGCAACTGCAACAGCAACTGTAACAGCAACAGCATCTGCAACTGCACGCGTACAGGTTATACCCACGATGACCCTGAAGCGTCTTCCCTCTCAGGACATCATTGTTAATGTCTCAGTGCCTGCAGACACACAACCGATGCCTCAAAATGTCGTTTGTGTGTTGGACATGTCCGGCTCCATGGGCGGACGTGCAACAGAGCCAAAGCCTCTACCACCTGGCCAAAAGCCAGAGGATACGACTCTAATGAGTCGCACAGACCTGACTCAGCATGCTGCAAAAGTACTTGCAGAAACTCTCAAAGCCGATGACAATCTGACAATCATCGGCTTTGATGATAGAGTGGTGACTTATCTTCCGACAACTTCTATGTCGCCTCTCGGAAAATCAAGGGCAATGACCAAGATTCCTCTGATTCAGCCTCGCGGTGGCACCTCTTTCTGGGCCGGCATTCAAGAAGCCCTCAAAACTCTAGAGGCATCAGCAATCCCAGATGCCAACAATGTGATTCTCTTCCAGACCGACGGAGAATCCGATGCCTCTTTCGACCCCCTCTTAGGCATTGTAGGTTCAATTGTAGCATGGAAGGAGCGCCATCCTGACATCAAGTTCACGCTTCACACCATCGGCTACGGATACGGTGAAGCACTCCAGTCAGACCTGCTCCGTGAGATTGCCAGAGTGGGTGGTGGTGACTTCTACTATGTGCCAGACGGCAGTGTTCTTGCACAGGTGGTCGTCCATCTCTTTGCCAATCTGGCAACTGTCACCCACACAGACATGAGTCTTCGCTCGATAGGTTGTGACCGTGCATTTATTCCCGTCGGCTTTCTCAATGCTGGCCAGTCTCGCACCTTTACTATGCGCGGACCCATGGAAGGTGTCGTGGTCCGTCTTTGCTCCCACGGCAAGACCCTCTGCACAGAGGAGATTGGTTCCGAGGTGAGTGAGATGACCGAGGCCGACATCAATGCACTAGCCCAGAGTCTCTTTGTAGAGTGTCTTTCTGCTCATGGAGCCACAATCAATTTGCCCTCCTTCCAGGCTATGTTGAAGCGCAATGGTGAGACACCCTACATCACTGCCCTCCTGACCGACCTCGAGCATCCTGACCTCTACAAGGGCCAGATTGCAAAGGCATTTGTTCCGGCCAATTATGCCAAGTGGGGCAAACACTATCTGCCGGGTGTCATCAGTGGACACCGCAACATGTGGCCCATGAACTTCAAGGACGAATCGTCTGTCCACTACTGTGGCCCAGTCACCAAGCGGGCAATTGCAGATGGAGTCGTCATCTACGAGGGTCTACCTCCCATAAAGACCAGCTTCTCTGCTGGTGCTGGTGCTCCAGCTCCTGCCTATGTTGCACCGACCATGAACTACTCTGGCGGTTGCTTCACAGGAGACACTCTGGTACGCCTCTTGTCCGGAATCAAGCGGGTAGATGAGCTTCGCCCAGGTGATGTTCTCCTGGATCCCAATGACTATGAGCTAGGCAACACCATCAAGTGCGTGGTCCGCTACGATGTCAAGGGTCCACAGCTCATTGTCCGCTTCGGAGATGCCGGGCTAACAGAGTTCCATCCTATCCTCATAGGTGCTGAGAGTGGCATGCCGACTCCTGACCCCAAAAATGCAGAGTGGGACCATCCTGGACACCATGTAAGGGCTAAGTTGGAGACTCTGGATGCTGTTTACAATGTCATCCTTGAGTCTGGCCACATGATTATTCTGATGCAGGATGCGAATGCCGCAATGGCTGGGACAAGTAGTGAGTGGGTGATTGCATGCACACTGGCACATCCATTCTGGGGGCACATCATCTCACACTCCTACTTCGGTGCACCAGTGCCCGGGAAGCCTCACTGCCTAGATGACTTGATGGTAGCTAAGGGCTGGGATACGGGTTATGTGGTCTGCAAGAACACGAGAGAGGTCCGTGATTCGGTTGGGGAGATTGAGCGTCTGGTCTTTGATTCTTAAAGACTAACAGGAACAGAAATAGAAAATAATAAAAAGAGGGGGATAAAATTTTTGGTGATTAATTTTTTCTGCTACGATTACGTCTAGTACGTTTATGTCTCGTATGTCTACGTTTACGATAACCACCTTTTGCATCTTTTTTTTCTAAAAACTCGATTACATCTTGGTTTTTATGAGTCTTAGCATATGCAAGAGGAGTCATTCCAACATCAGATCTAGCATTTATATCCGCACCTGCATTGACTAGAAGCTTCACTATTTCTAAATCACCCTGTATGCAAGCATACATGAGAGCAGTAAACAGTTTTTCAGAACTAATATTTGCAGCAGCTCCTTTATTTAATAGTCCTTCTACTGCTTCTTTATTACCTTTTTGACAAGCCCACATTAGAAGAGTTTTTCCTTGCATATCTTGTTGATTAACATCACCGTTGTAAGTATTAATCGCATCTCTTACTTCTTGTTCATTTTGAGAATCTTTAATAGTATTTTTTAATGCATTAAAATCCATTCTATACTATATAAATAATTTCGTCTAAATTAGCCCATTAAAATCTAAATCCATTCAAATGGAAAAGACTAAAATTTTAGTAGCAACTCCATCATGGAATCGTAAGTCAATTATTTCTCTCATGGCAGAATCATTACAGGCAAGTGAACTTGATCTCCAGAACACAGATTATTTAGTATCCGATGATGCATCAACTGAATATTCGGGAGCTGAACTCCAGGTTATGTTTCCGTGGGCCACCGTAGTCAAACATAATCAAAAACATCGGCATCCTCTCTTAAATACCCACTATTGTTTCAACCAATTCTTAGAAGGTAATTATAGTCATCTAGTCATCATTGACAGTGATATGATAGTAGCTCCTGATTGGAGGGCCCGTCTAGATGAACTGATTCTTACTCCCGACTTCAAGATTGGCTCGCTGTATAATTCGACATGCCATCCTGTAAACAAGGATTGTGGTACTTATTATATTAAAGACACTGCCGGTTTTGCAGGTATGGTGTTTACTCGTGAAACAATGCAAAATATTCGGTCTCGTCTAGGTGTTTCACATGATGATTGGTCTGTTTGCCATTTAGTAGGTAAGATTTTTAATGTGTGTAAACCGAGTGCAGTAGCCCATATTGGAATTAATGGACAGTGGAATGGTTCTCACTATAGTCAAATTGATAAGTCTGCAGATTTTGTGTGGGACTCTGTAGATTCTGAAATCAAGGCGGCGTGTGAGACTCTTTTGAAAGTGACTCTAGTCTAACAATGAATTCATCGACGTGTTCTTCTGGCAAAGATAGTTTCAAATCGGTAACTGGTATTATTTTAGTTATATATCGAGGAGGATCTATTTTACATACACAGATTTTCCATTCATTATCTTTTAGAACAAGGATTTCTTCGGGTCCTAATTGAAGTTCCCAGTCATGTTCTATTGTACCATCGCTTCTCTTAACAGTTAGCTTAAATGGTAAAATAGAAAATATAGGATCTTCCAATGCATCTTTTCTTCTGATTTTATTTTCTAGTCTGAGATAATCCCGAATATCTCTGTCGGCATCATCTACGTGGAAAGGACAATGGAAAATATGCCTATTTATAACCCACTTAGTAACATAAGTCTGTCTTCCACAATAAGCACATTTATCAAGATTAGGATCAAAGATATCTAGAAGCCTCGGTTGGACCATTGTTTTTGCTGAAATCATAGGTCATAATTCAAGTTTTGCTTAGTCAAAAACTTGACATTAAGAACAATATATATAATTAAGTAGAATGCGATTTTGTCCAGTGTGTTCTTATTACTTATTCTTAGAAACAAATTCACAGAAACTCGAACAGATATGCAGACATTGTGGTTTCAAGGAGGAAATGAATCCGAAAAATTCAAAAGACGCATTGATTCTAGAAACAACATTTCATTCTGCTACGGGCCAGAAACAGACCGTGTCTGCTCTTAATGACTATACTAAGTTAGATCCAACTCTGCCTCATTTGAAAACAATTCCGTGTCCTAATCCGGCATGTGCAACTCAGGCAGATGTAACCACTCGTGATATTCTATATATCAAGACTGATGCTAAGAATCTGAAATATCAGTATTGTTGTCTGGTATGTAATGAGCAATGGGGTTCTTAACCGAGGGTTCTTAACCGAGGGTTCTTAACCGAGGGTTCTTAACCGAGGGTTCTTAAC